TCATTCGGGCGCGTCCCAGCCGGTGCGGTCGAGCGCGGCCATTTCGCCCGTGATGGCGACGGTATCAACGCTGACGCGGATGACCCTGGCAAGCAGTAGAATCATCGATTCCTTGTAATCGGCGAAGCGATAGGTATTGAATTTTTCGCGGATGGTGGGATCGCGCGGGGTCTTTTCCTTGTGCTGGTCGAGCACCCAGTCGATCGCGCTGCGGTTGCCGAGGCGATAGGTCCACGCCTGAGGCGGCACGCCGGTGATCTGCGTATCCTCGTCCACGCGGACGGTGCCGGTTTCGGGAAAGGATTTGAGCGCGGGTTTGGGATGCGTGCCCTCCGCACGTTTGGGGTTGGGCGTGTCGGTGCGAGTCACCGGCCACGGCTCCACATTTTCATAACCGATATGCATCGCCATGAGGGTTTCGCCCCACGCCGCCCAGCGGGCGAAATCGGGATAGAAGGGGATGCGCGGAAATTCGCGCTTCAGGTTCAGCGCGTATTTCTCGCGATAGACGGGATCGTGGAGGACGGCATAGACATAGGCGAAGATCGCGTCCTTGGTGACGCCGCGCTTGCCGTATTGCTTGACGAACTTGTTGAGCGCCCAGTCGGTGATGTTGTCGATCCGATCGCCAGAAATAATATAGCGATAGCGCGGAAAATAGTGTCCTGGATCAGCGCTATAAAAATTGTAGTTAGGAAGAGCAGATGTTCCAATAATAGAAAAAGGAAGTCTCGTGCCAAAATTGAATATCAAGGCAATATTCTTTTCATTATTAGGAAAAGTCGTTCCGGATTTCCCGGATTCATCAACAAGTATGTTATTTTTGTATATAAAGCGATCAGTGTACGGTCGATAAGCATGATTTGATACGTAATTTCTGTCCAGAATGATTGAGTTTCCGCTGGTGGCATGACGCTTCAAATTCCTAGACCATTTGATATCTTGGCTTTCAAAATCCTTAGCGCGCGCCAGGACATTGTAGCGCGCGGCGAACTCAGTTGCTTTTTCAATGCTATCGTCATGGGTCCGTGCAATAGCCCAGTCGTCTCTACCAGTCAGCACACCGGTGAAGCTAAGCATGAACACCGAATTGCCCCCAGATGTTTTGGAGGCTGACCGCGGAGCGAGGGGAATCAGGTCAGCAAATTCATCCAAACCTGCGTCGAGCCAAACACCTGTTGCTGATGGCTTGACTTGCAGAAAACCAGTGTCCCCCAGCCGAAGTTGCCCAAGCCACGATATTTTTTCTTCGGCAGTTTCCATCTCAGGTCTTCGAATGTACCTTATTGCCGCTCGGTCCTTCGTTTGCCGGCGGACCAAGAGGGCGATGGCGACGCCCGTTTGAATTCCAAAGACATTGTGCTTCGTGCCTGAAAGCTTTGGGTTGGCCCGGACATCACCTCCTAGATCAATCGCCCAAATCTCCTGAAAGTCCTTGGCTATCAGTTTTCGAAAACCGTCAAAAGTGCGGCTATCTAGGAAGCTTCTATTGGTGACGAAGGCGACAATCCCCTCATCTCCTAGCCGATCACTCGCCCAGCGGTAGAAGCGCGCATACATATCGTACAGCTTGGTCTTCTGCGCCGTACTTGCCTTGATATACGTGTTCTTGATGCGCGCATCGATGTGCGCGTAGGCGCGGTTCTTGTTGTTGTCGTTCTCGTTCTGCTGATTGGCATTATAGGGCGGATTGCCGATGACGACGCTGATCTTGCGGCGGTTCTGGCGCTTCACCCGTTCCATATTCTCGTCGGCCAGCCCGCCCAGCAAGTCGAACTGGTGGCCGGAATGGATGCCGAGCGCGTCGACATTGTCGAGCGTGTCGACGAAGCACAGGTTCTCGAACTCGGCGAACTGGCCGGTAATCGCCTGATAGGTCGCCTCTATATTCAGATTGGCGACGTAGTAGGGGAGGATGGCGACTTCGTTGGCGTGCAGCTCTTCCTTGTATTTGTGGCGCAATTTCTCGTGGTTGCCGCGAAAATGTTCGAGCAGCTCGACGATGAAGGTGCCGGTGCCGGTGGCAGGATCGAGAATCTCGACGCCGCGATCGATGAGGTTCTTGCCGAAATGCTGTTCGCACAGCCAGTCGGCGGAGCGGATCATGAAGCGGACGATTTCGCCGGGGGTATAGACGACACCCAGCCGGTCGGCGGCTTTCTTGTTATACGCCTTGTAGAAATCCTCGTAGAGCGCCTTGAGGAAGCCCTGTTTTTCGCTGTGGCTTTGAATCAGCGCGGCGGTGCTGGCGATGCCGGAATAATAGGGGGCAAGCGCGCGCAGAAGCTGCGCCTTTTCGCCGCGCCCGAACAGCACATCTTCAAGCCGTTTGAGTTCGGCGGCGATGTTGTTGTGTTGGTGGAAATCGGGGTTGTCGAAAACCTTGGCAAAAATATCCTCGGTCAGGACGTGCTGGATCAGCATTTCCTGAACATCGTCCTCTGTCACCGCCGGGTTGATGGCGTCGCGAGCGTGTTTGAGGAAGGCGGCCTCGGCGGCGGCGAAGTCGCTGGAGGCGGCGCGCTTTTCGGCGATGCGTTCGCGTAGCGCCGTGAGGATGGCGGGAAGGTCGGTGGCGAATTGTTTCACCGCCTTGTTGAAATCGGCGATTTCCTGGCGTTCATGGGCGAAGAAGCGGGTCAGCAGCCGGAGCAGGCTGTCGTCGTCGCCCTGCATGGCGGCGCGCATGACTTCGCCGCCGTCCTGATACAGCACCGCCGTCGCATCGTCGGTGAAGATGATGTTGTCGCGCGGATAGCCTTTGCGGAACTTCGCTTCGATCTCGCGTTCGAGGTCGTCGTTTTCGTCCTTGGCCTCCCAATAGCCGAAGGGGACGCGCAGGCCGTGGAGAAGGGCGCCGTCGAGATAGATGCGGTTCATCGCCCGCGTCACGATGTCGTGTTCGGCGATGAATTGCAGATCGTGCGATTTGCCCCAGCGTTTGAGTAGATCCTTGAACGCTTCGCGCAGCACGCTTTCGCGGCGGCTGCCCGAGACGGCACGCAGCCGGTCGAGTTCGGCGCGATATTCGTTGATCAGATGCTGGCTCATGCGGCGCTTGGCTCCCCCCGGCAAGCACCGTGGCGGGAAGTGGGGGCGGGTTCAAGACGTTAGCGGACAGCGAAACGGGAGTTGCGCAGCCGTGGACTGGATGGCTTCCCCCGATGTGGCGGCGGGGTCGATATAACGGCGAACAGCAGCACATAACCAGATAGGCACAAAACACTTGACATCGTCACGCTGATATGGCACATATCGGGAACGATGGGGAATTGCGGGTCGGGCAGGGATGCCGCGGCCCGTTTTCGTGTGGGGGACGGGCGATGGGCGAGACCATCATCAATGCGACCGGCAGGCGGCAGCGGCAAAAGGCGAAGGCCAACAGTTTTGGCGCGCGCAAGCGGGCGCGCTTTCTGGATATGCTGGGGCTGACGTGCAACGTGACCCAGGCCGCCGCCCATGCCGATGTGTCGGCATCGACCGTGTGGCGCGCGCGACACCGCGACCCGGTGTTCCAGGAACAATGGCGCGAGGCGCTGGCGACCGGATATGACCGGCTGGAGGCGCTGGTGCTGGAACATGGCGGCGCGGGCGAGCGGGTCGTGCCCGATCCGACGCGGACGGTGGCGGACGGCGCCACGGACGAAGCCCCAACCGGGGCGCCGGTCGATGTGCCGTTCGATTTCGATCGCGCGCTGAAGGTGCTGGTGTATCGCCGGGGGGAGCGCAACGGCGAACCCAATCGCCGGACCGGTCGCCCGCCGGGGCAGGCGACGCGCGAGGAAACCAACGCGGCGCTGCTCAAGGCGCTGAATGCCGCCAAGCGCCGGGTCGAGAAGCAGCGTGAGCGGGAATAGGCGGGCCACGGGGCGGGGCGAGCGCGCGATCGACGAGGCGCGCCTGATCGCGGCGGTGCGGGCGCTGCCCGATGACGAACTGCCGCGGCTGCTCAACCGATTGACCGACCGGCAGGCGCGCGAGCTGCACAAACGCTGGCCGCTCTGGGCGCATGAGGGGCAGCTGGCGCCGCCGGGCGACTGGCGGGTGTGGCTGATCCGTGCGGGCCGGGGCTTTGGCAAGACGCGCGCCGGTTCGGAATGGGTGAGCGAATGGGCGCGCTCGGACAAGAACGCGCGGATCGCGCTGGTCGGGGCGACGGCGGACGATGTCGCCAAGGTGATGATCGAGGGGCCGAGCGGGGTGATCGCGGTGGCGCGCAGCGGAGAGACGGTGACGTGGCGGGCGAGCGCGGGCGAGGTGACGTTCCATTCGGGGGCGAAGGGCTTCGTCTATTCGGCCGAGGCGCCCGAGAAATTGCGCGGGCCGGAACATCATGCGGCGTGGTGCGACGAACTCGCCAAATGGCGGCGCGGGGACGCGACCTGGGATAACCTGACCATGGGAATGCGGCTGGGCGAGCGGCCGCGGGTGGTGGTGACGACGACGCCGCGCCCGGTGAAGCTGATGAAGCGGGTGATGACGCTTCCCGATTGCGTCGAGACTTTGGGGCGGACGCGGGACAATCCGCATCTGCCCGACAGTTTCGTGGCCACGATGATCGGCGAATACGGCGCGAGCCTGCTGGGGCGGCAGGAACTGGACGGCGAGCTGGTCGAGGATGTCGCGGGGGCGCTGTGGACGCGCGGGCTGATCGAACGGGCGCGGGTGCGGGTGCTGCCCGAGGTGACGCGCGTGGTGGTCGGGGTGGATCCTCCGGCCGGCGTCGGCGGGGATGCGTGCGGGATCGTGGCGGTGGCGCTGGGGGCGGACGGGTTCGGCTATGTGCTCGACGATGCAAGCGTGGCGGGGGCGACCCCACGCGGCTGGGCGGAGGCGGTCGCCGCCTGTGCGCGGCGATGGGGTGCGGACAAGGTGGTGGCGGAGGCCAATCAGGGCGGCGAAATGGTGCGGACGACGCTCCACGCCGCCGATGTGGCGATGGCAGTGGCCCTGGTTCATGCGAGCCGGGGAAAGGTGGCGCGGGCCGAGCCGGTGGCGGCGTTGTACGAGCGCGGGCGCGTGTTTCACGTCGGGGCGTTCGGGAGCCTGGAAGACGAGATGTGCGGGCTGGTGACCGGCGGTGGCTATGAAGGGCCGGGTCGCTCGCCGGACCGGGCGGATGCGCTGGTCTGGGCACTGCACGCGCTGATGCTGGGCGGCGGGGGCGAGCCGGGGGTGCGGGCGCTTTAGCAGCGGACGCGACATTCAGCCCAGATGGGCCTGCAAAGCGCGATTTCCTGCGCTCCGGTGCTCACGTACTTGAAGTACGCTGCGCTCCGGTGCTCGAAAGATCGCCCTTTTCGGCTCCACCTGAACTGAATGTCGCGCCCGCCCCGTATGACGTTGGCACTGTGTATTTCGGAGAAACACATGAAATGGTTCGGCAGGAAGGCTGTCGGGCGCGAATTGTCGCGTCCGGCGTTGGCGCGTTCGGCGAGCGGGGTGCCGCTGATCGGGGAATGGCCGCGCGGGTATGAGGCGCAGGTGCGCGAGGGCTATGCGGGCAATCCGGTGGCGCAGCGCGCGGTGCGGCTGGTGGTCGAAGGCGTGGGGGCGGCGCCTTTGACCGCTTCGGAGCCGGGGATCGAGGCGCTGGTGCGGACGCGATCGGCGGGGCAGCAATTGGTCGAGACGGTGGCGGCGCAGCTGCTGCTCCACGGCAATGCCTATGTCCAGATTCTGTGCGGATGCGATGGCGGGGCGGCGGAGCTGTATGCGCTGAGGCCGGAGCGGGTCGCGATCGAGGGGGACGCGAGCGGCTGGCCGGTGGCGTATCGATACCGGGTGGGCGAGCGGGTGACGCGGATCGCTTCGGAAGACGAGGCCGGGCGTCCGGCAATCGTGCACATCAAGGGCTTTCATCCGCTCGACGATCATTATGGGCTGGGGTGCCTGGGCGCGGCGGCGGGGGCGGTGGCGATCCACAATGCGGCGACCCGGTGGAACAAGGCGCTGCTGGATAATGCGGCGCGGCCTTCGGGAGCGTTGGTGTACGAAACGCGCGACGGGGCGGCGCTGTCGGCTTCGCAGTTCGAGCGATTGCAGGAGGAAATGCGCGCGGCGTTTCAGGGGGCGGCGAATGCGGGACGGCCGATGCTGCTCGACGGCGGGCTGAAATGGCAGGCGATGAGCCTGTCGCCAGCCGACATGGATTTCGTCGCGCTGAAGGCGGGGGCGGCGCGCGAGATCGCGCTCGCCTTCGGGGTGCCGCCGATGCTGATCGGGCTGCCCGGCGACAACAGCTATGCCAATTACCGCGAGGCGAACAAGGCGCTGTGGCGGCTGGCGATCCTGCCGCTGGCGGACAAGATCTATGGGGCTCTGGGGCAGGCATTGGGGGCTTGGTTTCTGGGGGTTTCGCTGGCGATCGATTTGAACCGGGTGCCGGCGCTGGCCGAGGACCGGGCGGCGATCTGGGCGCAGGTGAAGGGGGCGGATTTCCTGCACGCGGCCGAGAAGCGGAAGCTGTTGGGGCTGGCGTGAGTCGGCACCTCGATACGAGACCTCGATACGCCGCTGACGCGGCTACTCGGCCTCTACTCGGCACGAACGGGATTTGGGGAGCGGTGAGATGAGCGATGGGGCGGTGCTCGCTCAGTTGATCGGGCAGGCTGAGGGGCGCGGGGCGGATCTGGCGACGCTGCGTGCGATCGCGGAAGAGGCGGGCGAGCTGGGCGCGGCGCGGGCGTTGAAGCGGCTGGGCCTGGACGATCCGGCGGCGGCCAAGGACATGGCGGAGTTGCGCGAGTTGTTGGGGGCGTGGCGCGATGCCAAGCGATCGGCGTTGCGCGCGGCGATCGGGTGGGTCGCGCGGCTGGGGCTGGCGTTGGTGCTGGTCGGGCTGGCGGTGCGGCTGGGGTTCGACGGATGGGTGAAGTGAGCGTGCGGTTCGCGGGCTATGCCGCCGTCTTCGATGCCGTGGATCGCGGGGGCGATGTCGTGCGGCGGGGGGCGTTTGCGGGCGCGCCCGATGTCGTGCCGCTGCTGTGGCAGCATGGCGGGCGCGCCGTCGGCGAGGTGCGGGTGCTGGGGGAGGATGCGCGCGGGTTGCGGGTGATCGGAACGGTGGCGGAGCCTCGGCTGGCGGCGCTGGTCGCAAAGGGCGCGCTTACGGGGTTGAGTTTCGGATACCGGGCGCGGGGCGTGCGGCGCGGGGCGGTACGCGAATTGACTGCGGTCGAGCTGGTCGAGGTGAGCCTGGTGGCGCAGCCGATGCAGACGCTGGCGCGAGTTCATGCGGTGGCGGGGGGAGCGTAGGCGCTGTCTCGATACGGGCTCTCGACAAGCTCGAACCCTAGTCGACACGAACGGATTTGAGGGTGGGTTTGACCGGGATGACGGGTGGGCGTGGCCGCATTGGCTGCGCCCTTTTTCATGTGTGGAGATGATGAATGAGCGAGCGGACGATGGATGCGCTGGGCGACAGCTTTGCAGGGGTGGAGACGCGCGGCGTGGTGGCGCGACCGATGTTGGCCGGGAGCGATGCGCGCGTCGGCGGCGGGGCGTTTGAGGGGTTCCTGCGATCGGGCGGCGGGATGCTGGAATTGAAGGCGATGTCGGGGGCGAGCGGGGCCGAGGGCGGCTATGCGGTGCCGCGCGAGATCGATGCGATGATCGATGCGACCTTGGCGGCGGTGTCGCCGATCCGCGCCATCGCCAATGTCGTGCAGGTGGGAACGGCGGGCTATCGCAAGCTGGTCGCGTCGGGCGGCACGCCGTCGGGCTGGGCGGCGGAGACCGAGGCGCGTGGGCAGACCGGAACGCCGGTGTTCAACGAGATCGCGCCGCCGATGGGCGACCTGTTCGCCAATCCGGCAGCAAGCCAGGCGATGCTGGACGATGCCGGGTTCGACGTCGAGGCCTGGCTCGCCGAGGAAGTGGCGCGTGAGTTTGCACGCGCCGAGGGCGCGGCGTTCGTTTCCGGTAGCGGGGTCAATCGACCGCGCGGGTTCCTGACCGCTCCGACCGCGACGACGGGAGACGGCGCGCGGGCGTTCGGCACGATCCAGCATATCGTGTCGGGTGCGGCGGGCGGCTTTGCGGCGAACCCGGAAGAAAAGCTGATCGACCTGATGCAATCGCTGCGGTCGCCCTATCGTCAGGGCGCGGTGTGGGTGATGAATTCGGCGACGCTGGCGCGCATCAGGAAGTTCAAGACGAGCGACGGCGCGTTTCTGTGGCAGCCGGGGCTGACGGAGGGTCAGCCTGCGACGCTGCTGGGCCATGCGGTGGTCGAGGCCGAGGACATGCCGGACATTGCGGCGGGTTCGCTTTCGATCGCGTTCGGCAATTTCAAGGCGGGGTATCTGATCGCCGAGCGGACCGAGACGCAGGTGCTGCGCGATCCCTATTCGAACAAGCCGTTCGTGCATTTCTACGCGACCAAGCGGGTCGGCGGATGCGTGAGCAATTCGGAAGCGATCAAGCTGATGAAGTTCGCCGCGAGCTGATCGTGGCGACGGGGCCGCGCGCGGGCGGGCGTGCGCGGCCCCCATTCGTCGAGGCGAGGCAATCGGGTTCAGGGGAGATGTCGATGGAGCGGGATCCGATTCCGCAGGCGGTCGTGGCGGCCGCCGCGCAAGATGTGCGCGTGTATCTGCGCGGTGGGGCGAGCGAGGCGGACGGGCTGGTCGAGCGGATGGCGGCGAGCGCGCTTCTGTTGTTCGAAGCCTTTGCCGGACGCGTGCTGATCGTGCGCGAAGTTCGCGAAACGGTCGCGAGCGGGGTTCGGTGGCAGCGGGTCGTGGCGACCCCGGTGCGATCGATCGATCTGGTCGAGGGCCTTCCCGCCGAGGGATCGGCGTTTGCAATGCCGGTCGGCAGCTATGCCATCGACATCGATGCCAGTGGCGATGGCTGGGTGCGGGTGAACATGGCGGGGATTGCGGGTCGGGTTCGCGTGACGCTGAGCGCGGGCGACTGTGCCGGATGGGACGAGGTGCCGGGACCGGTGGCGCAGGGGATCGTGCTGCTGGCGGCGCACATGATCGAGGGGCGGAGTGCCGAGGATGCGCCGCCCGCGGCGGTGAGTGCCCTGTGGCGACCGTATCGCCGGATGCGGATCTCGGGAGCGATGCGATGACGCCAGGCGAGCGGCTGGTCGCGGCAATCGCGGTGGCGCTGGAAGCGGCGGAGGGCATCGCGGGCAAGGTCGCGGTGTTCGACGCGCCGCCCAGCCGGGCTGCGCGGCCGCATCTGGTGATCGACGAGCCGGTGCAGGGCGACTGGGGCGCGAAGGGCGTGGAGGCACGCGAATATCGGGTGACGGTGCGCGGGCACGACAGCGGCGAGCGGCCCGTGCGGCTGCGCGGCATCGGTGAGGCGGTGGACGGCGCGGTGCGCGGGCTGCCGCGTGATCTGGGCGAGGGCTGGGGGTTGGCGAGCGTGGCGTTGGTTCGGGTTCGGACGCTGCGTGAGGGTGGCGATCGGTGGGTGGCAAGCAGCGAATGGCGCGTGCGGATGGTTCGGGGGTCAGGCTGACCCTGGCCTGAATCGTCACCCCGGCTGAAATGCCGGGGTCCACCGGGCGGCACAAGCATCGTTCGATGTTCTAGCGACGCGCAAGCTGCTTGGTGGACCCCGGCATTTCAGCCGGGGTGACGGGCATTATTGGAGGGCTGCGCGCTGGTTCAGCAGCCTTCGTTGGCAACAATTGGTTGGGTCGTGTGGCCTGGGCTCCCGCTTTCGCGGGAGCACGGCGTGGATTGGGGAGAGAGTCGATGGCGGCGGAGAAGGGAAGCGCGTTCTTGCTGAAGGTGGGCGACGGGGGATCGCCGGTCAGTTTCGCGACGGTGGCGGGGCTGCGGACGACGCAGCTTTCGATCAATGGCGAGATGGTGGCGATCACGTCGAAGGATTCGGGTGGGTGGCGCGAGTTGCTGTCGGGTGCAGGCGTGCGGTCGGTCAGCGTGTCGGGGGCGGGCATCTTTACCGGGTCGGCGACCGAGGCGCGGTTGAAGGGCAATGCCTTGTCTGGGGCGATCGACGATTATCGGCTGTCGTTCGAAGGGGGCGAGACGTTGACCGGGCGGTTTCTGGTGACGCGGCTGGACTATGCCGGGGACTATAATGGCGAGCGCAATTACACGTTGAGCCTGGAGAGTTCGGGCGTGGTGGTGTCGGCATGACCGTTGCCAATCCGGTGCGGGGCGAGGCGTCGCTTCGGGTGGCTGGGGAGATTTTGATCCTGCGACCGAGTTTTGCGGCGCTGGTCGCGGCTGAGGGTGAGATCGGGCCATTGTTCGCGCTGGTCGAGCGGGCGGCGGAGGGGCGGTTGTCGCTGGGCGAGTTGGTGGCGCTGTTCTGGCATTGTCGGTTCGAGGCGCCCGAGGGGGTGACGCGCGAGCGACTGGGCGAGGCGGTGGTGGCTGCGGGACTGGCGCAGGTAACGCCGGTGCTCAGGGTGTTGTTGCAGCAGATTCTGGCGGGGCGGTGAGGGGGCGGCTTCAGGAAGGCCCCTCCACCATCCCCTGCGGGAATGGTCCCCCTCCCCGAGACGAGCTCGGGGAGGATTTTAGCGGGGCTGCTCGGCGGATGGCTGGGTTGGCGGGGTTGGCGTTCGGGTGGACGCCCGAGGTGTTCTGGCGGGCTACGCCTGCCGAACTGGGGGCGCTGGTGGAGGCCGCTTGCGGCGAGGGTGAGCGGGTCGACCCGCCGGACCGGGGGCTGGTCGCGCGGTTGATGGAGGCGTTTCCGGATGGATGAGCTGGACGAGATGATCGTGTCGGTGCGGGCCGACACGCGGGGGTTTGCGCGCGACGTGGCGGAAATGCGCGGGGCGCTGGACGGGCCGCTGGTGGCGGGCGCCGACCGGGCGGGGCGGGCGATCGAGACGACGCTGTTGCGCGCGGTGCGGACCGGCAAGCTGGGGTTCGAGGATCTGCGGCGCGTGGTGCTGGGGGTGATGGGCGAGATCGCGCAGGCGGCGATCGGCGGCGGGGTCGCTTCGCTGCTGGGCGGGGCGCGGACCTCGCGGGGGAGTGCGGGCGGGTTGCTGTCGGGATTGCTGGCGGCGGTGGTTGGGGCACCGGGGCGGGCGACCGGCGGGCCGGTGTCGCCGGGGCGGGCTTACCGCGTCGGGGAGAATGGGCCGGAGCTGTTCGTGCCGAGTTCGGCCGGGCGGGTGGAGACGGGGGCGGCTCCGCCCGGTGCGCGCGAGGTGCGGGTAGCAATTACCGTCAATGCGGGGGCGGGAGAAAGTTCGGCGGCGTTGCAGCGGTCGAGCAGGCAGGTGGCGCGGGCGGTGAAAGCGGCGTTGGTTGGGTTGGAGTGACGCTCTCTAGCTTTGCGTTTGCGGGTTGGTGGACCCCGGCACTTTGGCCGGGGTGACGGGGAGGGTGGGGGATGGGTTTTTGGCTTGCGAATGAGCGGCGGGGGCAGCGCGAGAGTGTGATCGCTCGCTTCGACCCGGTTTACTGGACGATGAATTTTCCGCGGCCGATGATGGCGAGCGTGGTGACGACGGCGGCGGATGCGTTGCGGGTCGATTGCGTGTTTTATCGCAAGGACGACCTGGCGGGGTTGATCTGGGCGGCGGAAGACGAACACGACCATCCCTTGCTGCGATACGAAACGCGCCGCGATTTCCGTCGGTGTCGGCTGTCGTTCCGGTGGCGCTCGGGAGGCGTGCGGAGGCTCGACGAAACCAACGGCCCGGTGCTGACGATCGAAGGGCGCGATGCCGGGGGCAATCCGCGTGCCTGGTATGTGCGGCTGTGGAATTATGCCAGCGGGTCGCCCGAGGATGCGGTGGTCACGCTCGATTTCGATGCGCTGGCGGGCGGGTATCGGTTGCCGGAAGAAGGCGATCCGGTGTTTGCGGGCGATATCGACCGGATGTTCTTGTCGCTGGTGGCGGGTGAGTATGACGGCACGCCGGAGCCACTGGCTGCGCCGGTCGAGGGCTGGGTCGAGCTGTCCGGCATCACGTGCGAGGGATCGGGATCGGTTTTGGTGATCGGCGATGTGGTGGTGCCCGAACATGGGCTGAGCATCGCCAGCGGATATGACGACAGCTATCACATGACGCCCGAGCGGCTGCTGAGAAATGCGCTGCATCTGGGGTATCGCGGGAGCATCGTCCACTATGTCGGGATGAGCCATTATTTCAGGCTCGAGGCGCTGGGGGGTGGATTCTATGTCAGCCTGGCGGGGAGTGCGCTGTGCGTGCCGTGCACGGCGTGGCACCGCGACTTTGCGGCGCGTGCCAAGGCGCTGGGATACAATATCATCTGGTCGCTGAGCTACGAGTTGTTCGACGCGCATTGCTGGGGCGACTGGAAGCAGCGGGCGTGGGACGGATCGCCGGCGCTGACCGGATGGGAGCCGCCATCGACGTTGCTGTCGCCCGCGCATGCCGGGGCGATGAGCTATCTGAAGGCGGTGGCGCGGGCGTTCGTGGCGATCGGGCGCGATGCGGGGCTGAGCGTTCGGTTTCAGGTCGGCGAGCCGTGGTGGTGGGTGCAGCCCCAGACCCAGGCGCCGTGCCTGTACGACGATGCGGCGCGGGCGGCGTTCGGAGGCGATCCGCCGGTGATCGCGGATGCGCGGTTGCCGATGGACGCGGGGCAGAAGGCGTTGCTCGACCAGGCGGGGACGATGCTGGCGGCATCGACCGCGGCGCTGGTGGCGGCAGTGCGCGAGGAGGTGCCGGGTGCGGAATCGCTGTTGCTCGCCTATCTGCCCACGATCCTCGACCGCAAGACGCCGGAGATGCGGCGCGCGAACCTGCCGACTGGCTGGGCGAGCCCGGCGTTCGATGTGTTGCAGCTGGAGGACTACGACTGGGCGGCGGAAGGACTGACCAGTGCGACCGCGCGCGGGGTGGCGGCGGCGACCGAGCAGCTGGGATACCCGGTCGAGCGGCAGCATTATTTCTCCGGCTTCGTGCTGAGGCCCGACCAGCGCGCGCAGTGGCGACCGATCGATGCGGCGGCTGAAGTCGCGCGCGAGCGAGGGGTGGCCGAGACCTATATCTGGGCGCTGCCGCAGGTGATGCGCGACGGATATGTTCATTTCGATGAGGAGAAGGCGGTGCAGGCGTTTGACGACGTGGCGTTTCCGCTGGCGCTGGGGCGCGAGGTGGAAGTCTCCCCCGAATGGTCGACGGCGGTGGTCGCGAGCGCCGGGGGGCATGAAAAGCGCAATGCCGAATGGGCCGAGGCGCGGACGCGCTACGATGTCGGACCCGGATTGCGGAGCGAAGCCGATATTGCCGCGCTGCTGGCCTTCTTCCGCGCGCGGATGGGACCGGCGCGGGGGTTCCGCCTGCGCGATCCGTTCGACGCGTCGTCGGGCGAGGGCGCGGTGTCGCCAACCGACCAGGTGATCGGGACTGGCGACGGCGACCATGCGGTGTTCGATCTGGTCAAGGCCTATGGCGAGCAACGGCGGCGGATCACGCGCCCGGTATCGGGAAGCGTGCGGATCGCGATCGACGGAGTCGAGACGCAGGGCTTTGCGGTCGAGACGTTGGGGCGCGTGGTGCTGGACGACCCGCCGGAGGACGGCGCGATCGTCACCGCCGGATTTCTGTTCGACGTGCCGGTGCGGTTTGCCGAGGACCGGCTGAGCGTCAATCGCGCGACGTTCCTGGCCGGAGAAGCGGTGTCGGTGCCGCTGATCGAGGTGCGCGAGGCATGAGTGTGCCCGAATGGCTGGCGACTGAGCTGACCAGCGTCGCGTTCTGCTGGCGGATCGAGCGGCGCGACGGGGTCGCGATCGGGCTGACGTCGCATGACCGCGATCTGGTGATCGAGGATTTGCTCTATCGTGCGGCACCGGGAATGGTGCCGTCGGCGATCGCGCGCGGCGATGCGGCGGGCGAAGGCGGGATGGAAGTGTCGGGCGCACTGGGCGGCGATGCGATCGCCGAGGTCGACCTGATCGCCGGGCGCTGGGACGGGGCCGAAGTGCGGGTGTTCGCGACCGACTGGGTGAATGGCGGGACGCTGTCGCTGGGCGGCGGGACGTTCGGCGCGGTCGAATTGAGCGCGCAGGGGTTCAGCGCGGAACTGCGCGGGGCGCTTGCCGCGCTCGACGCGCCGGTGAGCGAGCGGACCTCGCCCGATTGCCGCGCCGAGCTGGGCGATTCGCGATGCCGGGTGGCGATGGCGGGGCGGCGGCGGTTCGCGCGGGTGCTGGCGGTCGAGGGAAGGGTGCTGACGGTCGATGCAGTCGAGCCGGGCGCCAATGCCTATGGCGAAGGGCGACTGGTCTGGTTCGGCGGTGGCAATTCGGGGCTGGAGGATGCCGTGCTGTCGTCCGATGGCCCGACGCTGACTCTCCGGCGCGAGCCGCGTTTCGACGGCGTGGGTGCGCTCGTGCGGATCGAGCAGGGGTGCGACAAGATGCTGGCGACCTGTGCGGGGCGGTTCGGCAATGCGATGAATTTTCAGGGCGAGCCCTATCTGCCCGGCATCGACCTGCTGACGCGTTATCCCGGCGGATGATCGGGGCGGCGGACGTCGTCCTGGCGGCGGCGCGCGCGCTGGTCGGCACGACGTTTCGGCTCCACGGGCGCGATCCGGCGCATGGGCTGGATTGCGTTGGGCTGGTTTGCGTGGCGTTCGCGGCTGCCGGAGTGCGGATCGCGGCGCCGAGCGGATACCGGCTGGCGAGCGGTCGGGTCGAGCAGTTTCAGGCAGCGGCCCTTGCTGCAGGGTTGAAGGCGGCCGGAAGCGTAGCGGCGGGCGATGCGGTGCTGTGCCGGGTCGATGCGCGGCAATGGCATCTGGGGATCGCGAGCGGCGACGGGCTGATCCATGCCGATGCGGGATTGGGGCGCGTGGTCGAGCGGCCGGGGGCGATCCCGTGGCCGGTGATGCGGTGCTGGCGGATAGAAGCGGGGGGAGAGGCGGATGGCGACGCTGGCGCTGACGGTGGTGGGCGGCGCGATCGGGGGACCGGTCGGTGCGATGCTGGGCGCGGTGATCGGGCAACAGGCGGATGCCGCGATTTTTGCGCCCAGGGGCCGCGAGGGACCGCGATTGACCGATTTGTCGGTGCAGACGTCGAGTTACGGCAGCCACATCCCCCATCTGTTCGGGACGATGCGCGTCGCGGGCACGGTGATCTGGGCGACCGAGCTGAAGGAAAGGCGATCGACGAGCGGCGGGGGCAAGGGACGGGCTTCGACCACCCAGTATAGCTATTCGGCCTCCTTTGCGGTGCTGTTGTCGGCGCGGGCGGTGCGGCGGATGCTGCGCATCTGGGCCGATGGCAAATTGCTGCGCGGGGCGGCAGGCGACTGGAAGGTGCCGACCGGGTTCCGCCTGCACCTTGGCGATCTCGACCAGCCGGTCGATCCGCTGATCGCGTCGGCGGAAGGAATTGGCGCGACGCCCGCGCATCGCGGTCATGCCTATGCCGTGTTCGAGGATCTGGCGCTGGAGGAATTCGGCAATCGCATCCCGTCGTTGACCTTCGAGGTGGAGGCCGATGTCGGCCCTGTAAGCGCGGCGGCGATCGTCGGTGCGGTGGCGCCTGGCGTGGTGACGGAACCGGGGGGCACGGGCTTTGGCGGTTTCGCGGCGGTGGGCGAGCGCAGGCGTTCGATCGTCGAACTGATGGCCGAGGTGGAGGGCGGGTGGATCGAGGCGGGCGCGCCGCTGCGCTGGCGGGCCGGGGCGGGTGACGCGATCGCGCTGAGCGCCAAGGACATTGCTTCGGGCGGTCCAGGCAGCGGGTCGCAACGCGCGATCGGCACCGCGGATCGTGCGCCGACTTCGCTGGTGCTGCGGCATCACGATCCGGTGCGCGATTACCAGATCGGCAGCCAGCGGGTGCGGCGTCCGGGAAGCGGCGCGCAGGAAGCGATGATCGATGCGCCGATGGTAATGAGCGCCGACGTTGCGCGCGGGCTGGCGCTGGCCGCGATCGAGCGGCGCGATGCGGAGCGCGAGACGCGACGGATTGCGCTCGATTGGCGGTGGATGGGGGTGGTCCCCGGCGTTGTGGCGCGCTTGGCGGATGATGCAGGCGTGTGGCGGGTGCGCGAGGTGACGGTCGAGGCGATGATCGTGCGGCTCGAACTGGTGCGGGTCGGTTTTGGAGCGGTTCCGCTGTCGGCGGCATCCGGGCGAGCGCGGCTGGCGCCGGACCTGAATGCCGGGGAAACCCGCATCGAGCTGGTCGAGCTGCCGCCCATCGACGGTGTGGCGGATGCGCCGCAACTGTTCGTCGCGGCGTGCGGTACCGGCGCTGGGTGGCGCGCCGCTGTGCTGTCGAGCAGCATCGATGCCGGCGCAAGCTGGCAGGCGGCGGGGCGCACGTCGGGCGTCGCGATCCTGGGGGTGCTGACGGCAGCGCCCGAGGCGGCCCCCGCCACGCTGATCGACCGGGCGAATGCGATCGAGGTCGAGCTGCATATGCCGGGAGCGGTGCTCAACGATGCCGATGACCGGGCGATCGACGCGGGCGCCAATCTGGCGATGGTCGGCGACGAATTGATCCAGTTCGGGCGCGCGGAGCCGATCGGCGGCAATCGATGGCGACTGTCGCGATTGTGGCGCGGGCGGCGCGGAACCGAATTCGCCGCGGGCGCGCAGCAGACCGGCGACCGCTTCGTCCTGATCGAGGCGGAGACGATGCTGCCGATCGGGTCGCTGGGCATCGCGCCGGGGCGCGACGTTCATGTGCTGGCAAACGGCACCGGCGATTCGGGCGGCGGTGTCGAGTGCGTGCGTCATGTCACCGGCTGGTCGGTACGGCCGCCCGCTCCGGTGCACGGCGTGATTGAGCACGGCGATGACGGCGCGCGATCGCTGCGCTGGGTACGGCGCAGCCGCAACGGATGGGGCTGGCACGACCTGGTCGATGTGCCGATCGGCGAAGAGCGCGAACGCTATCGCTGCGACTGGGTCGGGGGCAGTGCCGAGGTGGCGGTTCCGGAGTTCGCGCTGCCGCCGGGAATGGAGAGCGCGACGGTGCGACAGCAGGGCACGGTCGCGGCGTCGCTGCCGCTGGTCATCGGTCAGTCGGGTTGACGTCAATCGGGAGTGGAACATGGAATTGTCGAATACGCATCGGCTGGGCTTGCCGTTGCTGCATGCGGGGCAGGCACAGAAGGATATCTGGCACAACGAGGCGCTCGCGCTGCTCGACCTGGTGGTGCAGCCGGTGGTCCGGTCGATCGGGGACGCTGCGCCGCCGGAGGCGCCCGAGCTGGGTCAGTGTCATGTCGTGGGGCCGGACGCGCAGGCCGAATGGGCGGAGCGGGAACGGATGATCGCGGGTTGGACCGCAGCCGGATGGCGATTCGTCGAACCGGTCGAGGGCATGCAGGTCGTGATGGCGGAAACGATGATTCCCGCCTGCTATGTCGAAGGCGCCTGGCGCATCGGGATCGTGCCGGCATCCGAATTGTGGGTCAGCGGCAGGAAGGTGGTGGGTCAGCAAGGGGCGGCGGTCTCGGTTCCGTCGGGCGGAACCGTGATCGACGACGAGGCGAGAGCCGCGATTTCCTCCATCATCTCGGCGCTGACCGAGCATGGGTTGATTGCGGCGTCGACGGCTTGA